AACTGGCGTAACGAACATTATTGGTGAGCGTAACTGTGGTTTTACTTCCAGCATTGTTCACTTTAGCACTGCCGATGTTTTCGGAACTTTTAAGCCATTTTGGCACTCTGAATTTACTCTTGATTATTTCACCAGCTTTAAGAAATCCAGCTTTGACAAGACCTGCACGCATCACTGCTTTTTTCTTGATGTTTAATAATGCATTATCATCAGTTATGTTCATTGGGGATCTTCTATCAACACGCCCACGACTGTTTCTAAGGCGTTGTAGATGCTCTCCGTTGTCTCCACTGCTAACTTCAGTATAATCCACCAGAACTCCCTCAATAATCTTCTCAGCAGCTTGTAAATCGTTTGCTTTGATCGCTTTGATATAAGCAGCAGCTTTACCTCTGTCTAATGCTCTGATATCAACATAAGTTCTGCCGATTGTCGAATAAGCTTTACTGACATCTTTGTAGATAGATGTTTCCAGCAGAGTCTTTTGTTTTCCAGATGTACCGTATGGTTGCGTTAAGTGAGCAAGTTGTCTTGATCCCAATTGAGCCATTTCGACAATATTCTCTGAAACCTCTTTGTTTAGCTTTGTGCTGAACTCATTAAGAGATTTTTCAAGGTTCTTATAGTCTATTTTAACTGAAATCATTAGGCTTGTTCAGGGGAAACGATAGTAAGGTGAGTGATGGTCTGTCCGTAACGAACTTGCATAATTCTCCAGTTTCTATCATTTAAAACAACAATCTTTCCTTTTAGAGAAGACGGGTTTGTAGGAAGCAATGATTGCTTTACACTGTAGACAGCTTCATCTTGAGGACCGTATCCACCAAGCATCTTCTCGTCTCTGTGAGAGCTTTGATTAAACACACCACTTACAGCAACACCATTAACGGTGGCTGATGTTTGTGGTAGTATATTAAACCCTTGTAGAAGATATTGGCTGATGTCCATATTAAGGTGTTTGTGTCAATTATTGATTTGCAAGCCAAGCTCTCAATGGTTCAACTGCTAGAAAGATCGCTCCCATAGCTTGTGCCACTTCTGGAACTTCATTCACTGCTCTCCAGAGATCATCTGTTCTGATAGCTGTACGATAAGAATCATCACCTATAGCTTTCGTATCTTGATTATAAGGCTTTGTTTCAATGTGAATAAACCCTTTGTCTACAGCTGGAGCATGTACAACTATGTCCGAGATCCATAGATGTGGAAACTCTTGCTGTGGGGTTGGTGGGATTACTACGGGATTTGGATTAGTTAGTGTCATAATTTATAAATTAAGGTGTTTGTGAGATTATAGCTCTGTCTTGAACTCTAAGCCAGTTTGTGCCATTTGAGAAGGCCATTGTAGCTCCTCCAACTTCATTGCTTACATAGATCATTCCTCCTGTATTACCAGCAGCAGGTGGAACACCAGTTACAGTATAACTTGGGAATAATACTGGACCTGTTGATGATAGTTTACCAAAAGCAGTAATGTTGTTGGCTCTTAGATCAGTGAATCCAGCTAATGGAGTTGAACCATAAGTAGTTTGGTCAGATCGAACAATATCAACTCCAGTTCCATTTCTCTTGATGGCTGGATAAGCTGTACCTTGTGGACCAAGCTGAAGCATGTTGAAATCAACTAAGTTATTAGTCGTGAGTCTCAGAATACCGTTTACCGTACCTGTTATTTGTGTGGCGCTGCTCCAGAAAATAGTACTACCCACTTGGAACGAAGGAGCAGCTATAGTGGCACCCGCTGCGATACCACCACCTATACCCACGCCACCATTAACAAGTAATGCTCCCGTACCTGTGCTAGATGTACTAGTTGTATCATTAAGCTGTAAACTGTGCATAGTTACTCTATCAGCAACACTGCCAGATCTATCAGAAAGGATTATTGGTCTTGTTCCAACTATAGCTGGTTGAGGAGTAACATCGATTTCCTGAACTTTATCACCCAGAGTTCCTATAAAGAAGCATTTGTTTAATACATCATTATAATAGATACCAGTCATTCCGTTTTCAGGAGTATTGGGTCCACCATTTGGGAAAGCAAAGGTATTACTACTTCTAAACATTCTAGCGTATAAGAACCCACCAACAAGACTCCAAGGTGTTGGTAAAGTATATTCGAAAATAAGGTTAGTTGAATTAGTAACGATTATCAACCTTTTACCGTCGCTGCTGATACTGAGATCACTTCCACTGTCAGGTATAACAATACTTGGATTACCCGCTGGTCTAACAGCAGTTGTTACATCCCACGCTGTTGGTAAGTCATATTCATAAACAGTGTTGGTATTATCTTCAACGACATACAGTTTTGTACCATCTGGCTTGAAGGTAATACCTCTAATAATAGTCATTGCTGGGGATGCCGATGGGAATGTAAATGTGCCACTTAATGTACCAGTTGATACATTCCACTCAGAACCAACTGGCATAACAAATCTTCTTAAGATTCTACTAGCAGAAGAAACAGTAAAGAAATAACGACCATCTGGACTAAAATATAGTCCCTGCATGGATGACTCTATCAATCCTGAACTGAGCGTAGGAGTAGCAGAAACCGTAGAAACATCCCAAGGTGTAGGTACATTATAAGCATATACTCTATATGTTGTAGCGCCACCAGATCCTAGAACATACACTTGACTCCCGTCTGGTTTGAAGAAAACAGCTTGTGGAGATCCATCAATGGTTAATTGTGGAGTGGTTTTGTTTGTAAATGCCCAACCTGCCACACTTTTACTAGCAACCAATTCACCGCCAACTGTTCCAGTTAAAGAAAAATCAGGAGATGTTACAATCCCAGATGCTGATAAGTTACCACTGACAGTAACTCCGCTTGTAGCATTTAAATTAATAGTCGGAGCAGTGATACCTACTGTGCTGGTAGACTCAATCACTGTGTTGGTTGTATCCACTGTAAAGTTAATACCAGTGAACAGGGCTTCATCACCATTAGAAGTAAATCCATCCTGTACAACCAAAGCACCAGTTATAGTTCCACCGCTTAATGGCAGATATTCTCCTCCACCTCCACCACCAGTAGAATCAGCATTCTCCCAAATTCCGCTTAGTGCATTATAGGTTAACACTTGAGTGTCTTGTGGGTTTGTGATTCTTACATTGTGAAGCTCATCAAGCTCGTAACCATTATCAATCTTAACAAACAGCTTACCGTTATTCTGGTGAGCGTATTCAACATAAGCAACAGTTACAGTGTGGTTTGGAGCAGTTGGTTTTACTTTTGTTAATCCACCAGCAATCGTTGGAGATAGATAGAGTACATCACCATCTACCCAAGTTTCACCTTGAAGAGTTCCAGTTGTGTTTATACCACGAACAAGACCTGATGTAGTGATAAAACCTTCTTGATTATTGGTTATGTTTTCTGTAACAATACCGAGAGTGGTCACACTGTCTGGATCATTGTCACCTTGAGCTAGTACAACAGCTAATCTTTGTCCTTGAGCGCCACCTTCACTTGCAAGCCTGATACGAACAACTTTATATTGGCTTTCCAATAGATCAGCACCTGTTTTGTTAACAACACGAACGATCTGTTCTTGACCAACTTGCAATGTTACATTCCCACCTTTAAGTCCAAGATCTAGAGTGCCATCAGTCTCATTCCAGCGTAGAACACCAACACCACCAGCTAATTCTGGAGTTTGATCAAAAGTGATGTTGTCAGTGCTGGTGCTGCCAGTAACAGATAGATTACCTGTTATGTTGTTATCACCAGTGATTGTTAGGTTTCCACTGAGAGCAGTATTACCAGAGATATGTGGAATTATAGTTGTTCCATCTACAGTGAAATTTCCTTCAACAGTTACATCTTGTTCAAAGGTATTATCTTCTGTGAAGACATTCTCACGATAAAGTCCAGCACCTTCTAAAAAGGTGAGAGTTGTCTCAACAATATTTGCTGTAACACCGCTTGATTCGGTGGTAAGATTTACTGTGATATCCTCTGGGTATGAGGAAAGATTGACTACGATAGATTCAGACATATTTTTAAAAGATTATCTAGTGACTGTAGGAGTAATGGTGAAGTTACCTTCAACGATTGTGATTACACGACCTGAAGCAAGAGTGATTTGAATGTCGTACACATATTGTCTCGGGCTTATGCTTATAATCGTAGGTTCTACACTGAAGTGTCCAGTAAGAGGATTATCAATCACAATAGAACCATCACTAGTTGAAAATTCGAAAGCTACAGTGTTATCACAAAAGGTTTTGCGAAGCTGCATTAAGATTGATGCGCCTGTTAAATTTACAGCTACAGAATCAATTAAAAACTCAATTGTAAGCCCCTGCCATGTGTCGCCTTGTGGAGTGCTAAAGTTTGTCATATGTAAAAGGGGATATGTCAAAAAATAAAAAACCCCCTCAGAATTAACTGAGAGGGTCTTTAATGAGTACTTATAAATTATACAAGCTTGACAAGCTTAAGAGCAGTACCGTCGCCCTTAGCAGCTCCGAAGAGCAAGTCGAATGATGCCCAAGTTGCACGGGAAGCAGTTGAACCCCAGATGTTGCTCTGGATGCTAAGACCAAGTTCAGGAACTTCAACAACAGTTGTGTCCATTAGGTCTGCAACAGCAGATGTGTATTGTGGGATTGCACCAGCCATTGCGATAGCACCTTTAGTAGCAGCGAAACCAACGATCTTAGTTCCAGCAGAAGCGAAACCAGCACCAGAGCGACCAAGATATGCATAACCGTAACCAGAGTTGGTGCGGGTGATATCAAAACCATTCAAGTCAGAAGGAAGGATGTTGGCAAACTCGTTATCCTTAAGGATAGCAACCTTGTCGTCTCCTGGGGTCGCACCCCAAAGAGTTTTTAAGTTAGCCACGCTCAATGCACCAGCAGTGATGCCAGATACAGCAGGAGTGCCGAAGTTAGCTTCAGTGATAAGAGTAAACACAGCCTTTTCGATCTGGTTAAGAACAACATTCATGTTGAACTTAGCAAGGTTATCCAAACGATTACCAGAAGCAATATCGTTAGGGGTAAGGTAGAAACTCTTGGAGATGTGCTGCATGGTAACAGGAGCATTCACCAAAGTGGTATCACCTTGTTCAAAGTTGGTTGGGTTGATCTGAACTGCGCTTGAAGCGGTAGCAACAGGAACATTAATAACGAGAGAACGCACATCACGAACTTCATCAGAGAAGTCAGTGGTGAATGCTTGTAGATAAGCAAGTTTTCCGTTAACGGCAGTAATTGCCTTTTGAGCAAGTACTTCATTGATTAGAGTGGCATCGAAAGTGTTGGCCATAATTTTGTATTTTTAGTTAGTTGAGTCTTGGAGTTTACACACCATTGTGTAAATATTTCCTATAATTAAAACAGTGTCAAAAATTATCTATTTTTAAGTGATTTCTTAATTTCGATATTGTGTTTTGCGTAGAATGCGGTTTTTTCCTTGCCTGTTAGTTTCTTGAATTCGGCAACCACATCAAAGTCTTCAAAGTTTTCTGCTTCTAAGATTTCTACTGGTTCAGCACCGCAGCTTGCAAGAATTTCAACAGCTTTAAGGCTTGCTAAAGTATCAACATTGATTTGTTCTGAAACAACTTCAACGATTTCTTCTTTAGCTTCTTCAAGTTGGTCTTCCTTAACTTCAAGTTCGGTTTGTAGTTCTTCAATTTCTACATTGGCCATAACTTTTTCTTCTACCAAAGTTTGTTCTGTTTCTTTTAAAGCTTTAAAGTCTGCTTCTAGTTGTGCATACTTTTCGTTTAGTGCATCGAACTCACCTTGAAGTTTGATCAAGGATTCTTCAGCGACATTAATTTTCTTTTTAAAAATGTTCATAATTGTTATACTGGTTGGGTGTTGTCAAAATTTTCTTCTTCCACCATAGCGATATCTTCAGCTAAAGCAGCGATTAAGTCTAAGCATCTTTGTTCCGCAAGTTCTTCATCACCGATTTCGTCTACCAATCCAGCATCAACTGCATATTGATTGTGATACCAAGCAGCTGTGAATACTTCTGGAAATACTTCACGATTACTGGAGACATGATTTTGGAACTCTTCACCAGCAAGATTGATCTGTGATTGCAGATATTCCTTTTGGACTTCTGATAGACTGTCTGTGTGACCGATTGATTTGTAGACTGCACCGTCATTAACGAAAGCGATGTATTCAACGCCCATTGCTTGTGATAGTCTGCTAGTGTCTGTAAACACCATGATTGTGCCGATATTACCGATTTCAGAGCTTTGTGTAGCTATGATCCAGCTTGCACCAGCAGCGAGCTTATATGCAGCACTCATGCAAATACCACTGTCAACATGAACTACAACAGGAACTGGCAATTCAGCGATATAGTTAGCTACTTCGATGCAACCCATCACACTGCCACCACCACTGTTGATGTGTAGAAGAATAGCTTTTGCGCCAGCTTCTAACATCTCTTCAATATCTTCCATGATGTCTTTGTAATCGGTATTGCCTAATGCTTTGTCCATTGGAGTTGCGTTTGATAGCAACACACCGCAGACATAAACATGTCCGATACCGTTTTCTAATTCTGGTTCTTCTCTTGTGTTTACAAAGAATGATAGATCCATTCCGTTTTCGGCTTTGTCTTTATCTTTACGATATTGCTTAAAGGCATCTTCTGTGATTTGAAAAAGTTTCATAAATTATTGTTCTGCTACAGGTTGTGGCTGACTGTATTCAGCTGGGTTGTTAAGTCTCATGTTGAGAGGATCAATTTCTACATTATAAGCAGCTTCAACTTCTTGTCTGATGATAATAGCTTGTGCTTCTTCTACAGCACGCTGATAAAGGTGATCCTCAATGTTCTTACCTTGTTCTTCCAAGATTTCAGTTAAGTTACGAATACCCAAACGATATTCTTCTCTGATAGCACCACTGTCTCTGCCGAAATCAATAGATAATGCAGGTGGTGTACTGAAGCTCCAGCGATAGAAGTCTTCGTCAAATGGAAGTAACCCACTCTTAATGGCTTTTGATAATGCGTAGTTAACAATGCGTAGAGCCATTGGCTTGAGCAAGCTTTGTCTATCTTCACATGCACGCTGTGCTTGTCTAAGAGCAACTCTATCAGCTACTCCGTTTCCTTGTGCTGCATCAAGCAACACTTTAGGCCAACCAGTACCCACAAGACAGATACGCTCTAAGCGTTCGTGGAAAGCTTGGTATTCAGCACTTGGTCTGTTACTGTTAACTGTTTCAAGTTTGCTGCCATCACCAGATTTGAAGAACTTGATTGTTCCTTCTTCGTATGTTTCGCAAGTAGGTCTGCCATCAGCTGAACTGTGGTCGAATCCTACAGCGTTTGTATCATCAGCAGCGCCATAAGGATTGTGTTCAACGAACGCTAGACTTGCTAACATCATTTGAGCAAAGAGTTCCTTATCGTTGCTGTCTGCCATGTCACGGAATTGATTTACGCAGTGACTAAACAATGGAAGACCGCGACTCTGTTCAAAGTATTCAGGATCATAAACATGAATCATGTCTTGTGCGCTGATGTCTCTGTCTTTATCTTCTGTTTCTCCAAGAACGCGATAAGCTACGACATAACCTTCCTTTGCGGAGATTACACCCTTCTTGATTTTTAAACCTTTATAACGACCTTCTGCAACTGTAGATGCATCATCACGCTGCCCAACTTGATGACTTGGAATGCAGGAGATTTTAGGATATCCACCTTTGGTTTCAGTAAGCAAGATAAATGCATCACCATCTCTGTCTATCGTTAGGCTGGTCAAATATAGAACAGTCTGAAAATCAAGACCATTCATGCTGCAAATACTGTACCACTTTGTAAGCCAATCAGTTGCTACGGACTTCCACTCTTTATCTTTGCCAAGATATCTTGGTAAGAAGCTTTGGCCAACACTATATGCCGCCTTTTGCTGAATAGTTCCTTTTACAACACCTTGGTTTGCATATAGTCTGCGTGAATTGCTTAAGATTTCACGATAATCAAAAGAAGAAATTAATTGATCAAAATCTTTTGCAGCTTGTGTTTTCCAAGTGCGATTAGAGCGTCTTTTAGAACCCTCTATAAACTTATTGTTAATGCTGACTAATTCTTCCATATATTAAGCAATTCTCCCTGTGATTTTGTTTGAAGGTGGGTTGTCGATATACTGTAGTGCAAGTGATAAAGTATTAAACCATCCACTATTAGTCATACCGTTTGATCCAAATGATACTGTGATACCGTTCGCTGCCGTACTGATCACCTGAGATCCTTTTCCAGCGGCTATAGCTAAAACTGCTTCATCTAACCATGTTTCAAGCTGGCTTCTATTATCTGCTTTGAGACATGCCCATCTTGCTAAGTTCTTTGCTGCAACTACATCCATAAGAAAGTGAGAGTGTCAAAAAAGTTAATTAAACAGGTTCCTCTATACTTGGATACACTTTGTGCATTTGTGCTGCAACTACTTGCATGGCTTCTGTATCAAGTAAGTGGTTATTCTCTTTGATCTTTTTATAAGTAGGCTGACCATTTGAAGCAAGGATTTTGATTTCTGAATTGAGTTGATTGATGTATTCTTGCCCAACATCAATTGGTAAATCCCAGCGTGCGCCGTGTCCAGATTTAAGAATAAACAGAATATCCTTGATGCCCATTGAACTGTAGTAAGTTGTAACAGCCATACCGTTTGTGGTTTGGTGAGTCTTTGGCATATCAAACAATCTTGTGTATTTCTTGTTGGTTCGCTTGTTGTGAATAGTGTATCCACTGTCTCCACGACCGTTTAAGCCTAACCATTTATATTTGGCGAGTATATTCTTAACTTCTTCACTGCGATAAGCACTGTCTAGGAAAACAGCGTTGTTTTTTACATTATGTTTTTCTGCTATGTTGGCAATTTCAGCAAATGATAACACTTTGCCATATTCAAGCAATCTAGAATTACCATCTCTGTCCCAAGTGCGAACAGTGTACCAAAGATCTTGCTTCTGAACATCGACAGTTAAAATAGTAACATCCATTGGAGTTGCTTCGGCCATAGTGTAATCTCCAAGTTGTAATGGTGTATCATCCAGCAATTCATATTCGTCCCAAGGTCTTGCCAATCTTTTCTGATTGAACTGTCTTAAGAATTTGTTGTTTCCTTTCTTGGATGATTCAACAGCTTTCAGGAACTCCACAACCAGTTTGCTCCACTCTATCCACCAAACAGCAAGTGCGTTATAATGATAGCCGTAATGGCCTTTTAACGGGTTTGTGGTATCTCCTTCAATATACATTCCGCTTTCACTCATTGCGCGTCTATCGTTTGTGTTATCTTTGTAGATTTCACCACATGGACATTCATAGTGTGCTTCGATACTTTCCCACACAACTTTGTCGTCTACTTTTTCACAATCCCACTTTAGATTTTCAAATTGGTATCTGTGATATTCCCCACATGATCTACACTTGTATGCAAACTCATGTTGATATGTTTGTTTGAAAGCTAGATCGAAGTCATCATTAACAACTCCAGATTGTGAAACAAGAACAACCTTGCTGCCGAATCTGTCATGGGTTCTTTTGCGTGCTTCAGTCATCAAAGATGGTTTAAGCATCCATGCTTCGTCAATAAACACATTGTCTAGGGATTTACTTTGGAAGTTGCTCAGGTTACTACCACAACACCATAAAGGCATGTGTGTAAACTGCACGAAGTCTTTACGAATAGCGTTCTGCTTAGCGGGCCATAGATTGTTGACGAGTGAACAGTTTTGTAATGCTGGCATCAATCCTGTTTGAAAGAACTCTTGTGCATCTGGATCAGTTTGTGCGGCAAACATTGTTGGACCAGCTTTCTCTGCTACAATATAAGTTCCTGCTATCTCAAGCATTGTTGACTTGCCAGATCCTACTGGTGCATTGATGACAATTTCAACACCTGTATTGCCAAGGATAGTTTCCAAAGGATCTATTAACCAAGGTGTTTGTTTAAGGTCTGCATACTCACTTCTAGAGCTTCTAGATAGCTTTACATTTCGAGCCGCCCAATCAATGATGCTCATCTTAGGACTTGGCTTGATTGCAGATGCAAATGCATTTCTAAGTGTCTGTGATTTAGTCATTTGGTCTTGGCTTGTTTCTTAGCCTTCTTCTTGGCTGGTTTAACTTCTTCCTCTAACTCTAATTCATCAGTGCTTTCCTGTAGGTATAACTGCATAAACAAATCAGAGAAAACATTGTCGAGTTGATCTCTGATTATTGGGATCATGTCTTCAGCGTTTAATCCTGCGAGTTTTGGAGGCAACTCAGATATCAGCCTTTTATAGCGAGCTTTAAGTTTGGCACCAATGTCTGTAAAGATACTGGATACCTCCTTGATAGAAACCATACTACCTTCTAGTTTTTCCTTTTTTATGCGCTCTATTTCGGCTGTTTGTGCCTTTATTTCCGCATCATACTTCATTTTGCGGGCGCGGCTAATCAGGTATTCTGCGTTAACTGCATCTAAATCTTCATCATCTGTCATATCTGTTATGGGTTGTGTGTCAAATAGTGGATAGGTTATTTTAGTCTTATAAAAATTTATTCGTAGATAGACAACTTTCGTCCGCATCCATCTTCTCAAAGAGATTCCTTATACCCCGCATAGGCTATTTATAATTGAAGTTGGCACGGAAATTATACATAGGCTATCGATTATCATCATGGAGATTATTGTCCTGCGCGTTTGAAAAGTTATTGTAGGCGCGTTGGTGAAAATAGACAACTAAGACATTTTTAATATACTGATTAACCATCACAACGCAATGTAAATGCATCATGTGAATGTACAAGTAAGCGTTGATAATGTCTTCTAAGTTCATAGTGCGATATAGTTTAACACGCTCGCGATAGTGATGATGATGGCAATGATGATGAGTTGTTTTAGTTTCATAAGTCTTTCTGTAATTGTTCGAGTAATGTCTTGACCATTCCCTTGCTGATATTAGTCAATCCCTTTTCATTAATGTTGCGGATCTTACCGATTAGTTCACCGATTTCAAGCACAGCAGGTTTCTCATTGAGTTTTCTCTTACTGTTCTTACGATCTGGCTTATCAATGATGTCCATAGCTTCAAGGCTTATGCGGTCGATTCTGTTCTTCTTGGCAATGATCTTGATCTTCTTTAATGCATTGTGGACATTACCTATTGATATGTCAAAGAGACTAGAGAGTTGTCTACTGAAGTGACTCTTTGTTTGTGCTTTGTATGTTTGAAGCAACAGGTTAAGCTCAAAGTTAGCATTGAGTAGTTCATCAAGTTCGTCCTTTACAGTATCTTTAATCTCTGCGATCTCTTGGTATTTCTTTTGGATGTGTAGTTCTAGCTCTGTCATGGTCTTATAGATTCTTTAATCTGCTGTCTCTGTATGTGTCTACCTTATCTAAATCAAGCATAAGGGATGATGGTGGAAGTCCTGTAAGAAGTCTGATGTTCTTAACATGAGCAGATATGGTTGCTCTGGAGATTTGTAACTCTTCACAGATTTGGCTCATTGATTTACCTTCTAAGACTTCTGCCAAGCCTAATGTGAAACACACAGCATATGTTGCGGCAAGAGTATCGTTACTGGTTAAGATATATCC